ATTAAATAAGGATGAAACAAAAATAAAATTACATGTGTATTTTAATCAAATAATACTTTTAAATTTATGTATATTATATTATTTCCTTTATGAAAAGAATAATAGAGTACTTCCTGCGAGTGATATTGAACATTTTATGGAAAAACATGAAAATCCTCAAGTTATTGTTAAACAAAATAATGATAGTATAACTCATGAATTTATAAATGTTTATGCCTCTAATTTAAAAAGTGTTAATAGATTAACTTTTAAACAAAAACAACAATTAAATGCTAAAAGGGAAAAACTTGCTGTAAATAGTATGTATAGGAGCAGTATGTATAGGAGCAAACCAAAAAAAAGAATAGGTATACAACAACAAAACCGAATAGGTATAAATATATAACTAAAATTTAAAATATATCTTTATAAGTATATGGTTTCTAAAAAAATTAAACATAAACGTCGAAAAAGTATTAAATTGAAGAAACGGGGGGGGAGTAGTAATACGAAGTCAATAAATTTAAATCCAAATAGTTCAATACATGATATTTTATTATTAACACCAAAACAAATTAAAGCATTAACACCACACCAAATTAAAGCATTATCTGAAGAACAAATTGAAGAATTAACACCACACCAAATTAAAGCATTAACTAAAGAACAAATTCAAGAATTACTTCCATTCCAAATTGAACAATTAACAACATCCCAAATTAAAGCATTAACTAAAGAACAAATTAAAGCATTAACTGAAGAACAAATTAAAGCATTACTCCAAAGCCAAATTGAACGCTTAACACTAGAACAAATTAAATCATTAACTAAAGAACAAATTAAAGCATTACTCCAAAGCCAAATTAAAGCATTAACTGAAGAACAAATTAAACATTTAACATCAGAACAAATTATGGCAATAAATAACGTGATAAGTACAAATTCAATACAAATAAAAAAAAATAGCATAATAGGAAAAGCATACGCACACTTTAGTAATTGGTAATGAATAAACATAATTGAATTAAAAACAATATAAACAATATAGGTAGAACTATGGACCTTAACTTGGACCTAGAATGGAGTCAGTTTATGTTAGACCAATCCGAGCCCAAAACAATCGTGCCTATTCAGTTGGAAAGAAAACATACTGAAACACCTATTTGCGACCCTATATCAATCTCAACCAAGACTAAAATTATATATTTTAATGTTGAAATTGATTTGTTTCACCGTTTTTGGGATTTGCCCATGATTAAATACGACGACCACAAAGAAGGCATCATCAAAAAGCAAATCAAATTTAATTTTACTACCAAGGAAGAAGTCGCCAACTTTTACGAGTTTGTGAAACGCGATCCGTATATTATTGAAGAGAAGAATATTTACACTCTGAACCAAATTGACAACCCGAATGGCCGCATTAAATTCAAGGACATTAAAAAGATTGACATTGGCATTTGTAAAAACGACCTTATTAAACACAAGAAGAAATCAAAGAGCGCATTCTACAATTGCTATGTTCTAATTTACCGCATCATTATGGGCGGACACTTTAAAGAGCTTCACATCAAAATGTTTAATACGGGCAAAATCGAAATCCCTGGCATACAAAGCGACGACATGGTTGATATTGCCGTTGACCGCATTAAAATGCTTCTTCAACCTCATTATACTTTTCCAATTGAAGAAAATATTGGGAAGCGAGAGACGATATTGATCAATTCCAATTTCAGTTGCAACTATTACATCAATCGCGAGCAACTATTTAAAATTCTCAAAAAGAAATACCACATCAAATGCAGTTATGACCCGTGCTCGTATCCGGGTATTCAGTGTAAATACAAATTGGAACATAGCGAAATATCCTTTATGATTTTCAGGACGGGCAGTGTTTTGATTGTAGGTAAATGCGAAAATGAAGAGCTTTACATGATATATGAATACATTAAGAACATATTCCACACCGAATACTTAAACATCTATGAAGAAAATAATGAAGTAAAAGTGAAAAAAATTAAGAAAAGGATTAAGAAAAATTTATATATTGAGGAATAAAATAAATATAAAGAAACTTATATCTATATTTTATAAATGGAAGATAAAGAGTTAGTTTTGCCTAGTGCTAAAGTTATGCAGCATGCGTGTAAATTATCTATTACCCAGGACAAACCTATCATGTTAGATTATTGGGTGGAATCGCACACGGCCGGAAAGGTAATGATTGGCGTTCGAGCAACGGAGGAGAAGATTTTGGTCCGCAGCGAGGAGGAGTACACCAGCCCGATTTCTAAGTTATACAAGGTTGGTGAGGAGTTTATTCTGATTACTGAGAATTCTATTTACATTGTGTCGGCTAAGATTCAGTCGCGCAAAATTAACTAAAATGATTCGCGGGGCAAAATTAACTAATTATTTTTTTTATATTTGAATAACTTTTTTAAATATAAAATTGAATATTTATTTATAATTACACATATAATCAAAATGAGCTATGTGTATGTTAGAACACACCGTTGTAATGTGGTAAAAATAGGTATAACGGATTGCTTGGGTTCAAGAGACTGTGCTTATGCTACGGGTGAATTTATTAGAGAGACATTTAGTCATGTATATAAGGTGCCTGATTCAAGACTAGTTGAACGGGAAATATATCAAAAATGTATTAAATTTAAAGAGCAAAATACAGGAGGAACCGAATTTTATAATGATAAAATAATTCATGATGTGACATTTAATGAATATATGAAACAATATATAAAATTATCAAATGAAGAAATAACTCAATTACTTAACACCTATAGAATTAAAAAAAGAGATGAGAGATTGAAACAAATTAAAAAACATATATTTCTTAGAAAATTAATAAGAAATAGATTTGTATTGAAAAAAGAAAGAGATTATCAAACAACAAACATTAACTATTGCCATGACGCAATTATGAATCATGGGCGAATATATTTAAAGCAGCCAACCGGAACAGGCAAAACATTTGTTGGGTATAATATTATTAAAAAACTTGATAGTAAACTTATTATTATATTCTCCCCTAGACAAATAGTAAATTCACAAAACGCAGCTTGCTCTATATTGGGGCATACTATATTTAATTATTCAAAGGATAATAATTTAAGTGCCTTCTTAGATAAAAATGAGTATGTTGTTATTGTAGCTTGTATTCAATCCGCCAAAAGTGTATATGAAGAAATTGGCGAATATACAAATATAACCGTGTGGTTTGATGAGGCTCATTGGAGTTTAGAATCTTGGGTTAAAGATGATAAAAACTTTTGGTTATTCAGTCAAAATATAAAATACAGATTATTCACATCAGCATCGCCTAATGAGGAAATTGTTAAAAAGAATTCGCATATATTTGGTGAATTATATTGCCCCATGACTATTCGGGATTTTATTGAGTCGAAATGGTTGGCGACAATTACGCCTTTTATTTACAGCGAAGATAACAAAAATGTAAATAAAATTAAATATTTATTGGATGATTTTAAAGAAAAAAATAGAATATTTGGATTTAGTTTTCATAATAATTGTATACATGCGTATTCACTATTTAAAAAACACGTGAAAGAATATAATGATCATTTGACTGATATAAAACCCTTCTTATTAGTTAGCGAAAAATTTAACCGAGCAGAATTAGACTATCATTATACAGATATTAAAACATTTGAAACTCATACAAATAGTATAGGGTATGTAGTTGCGCAATATAGCATGGGTTATGACTTTTCTAGATTGGACTTTATTTATTTCGGTGACCCCAAATTTGCGTTCAAGGATATTATACAAAGCATTGGACGCGGGTTTCGGCCTGATGGGCTAGGCAAGGATGGTACCAATTTATCAAAGAATTTAATTGTTTCATTGCCTGTTTTCGTTGTGAATGAAGAAACAGATTATGAAAATATAATTAAGGTATTATATTATTTATTGAATGACGTTAATCTCTCCTTTGATGAGATTATATTTAAAAGAGGTATAATATTAGATAAAAAATCTGTTACTGATGTGGATGATACGGGCGATGACCTTATCAAATCCAAATTATATGAATTATTAAGTGAAAGAAAAACAAGAAGATATTTATCTTATAAAGAGGCGAGAGAGTTTAATATCGAGAATCAGATTTTTACGCCGAACCAATATAGAGAAATGTGTAAAAAGGATTCGCGACTATGCGAAGATGCCGACCAATATTATAAAGGGTTTGATTGGTTTTATTTTCTAGGTAAAAGCATAAATGATAGGTCAGACTGTTATAGTTTGGAAGAGTGTAAGCAAAAGGTTACCGAATATATAAAATTATATCCTCAATTTAAAGATTACCAACTAAGATTAAATGAACTTACAAATGAATTATATAAGTTAGACCAACGATTCCCTCCAAAAGATTTATGGGTATATTATTATAAGGTTGGATTGGATACAATTATTAAATTTCCAAAAAAAAAAGGTAAGGGGATTTTCGGATAATTAAGAAAATAATTCTTAATTATTTAGAAGTTTTTAAGGATACTTATAAAATTGATTTAAAGATTTTTTTTCTTATTATATATAAAAGATGCCTATTTACAATTGCGAGTTATGCGGGAAGGAGTTTACACAGAAGGGGGATTTTACCAAACACAAGAGTAAGAAAACACCCTGTATTACGATGGAGCAAATAAAAGAAATACATAATAAGGTTGAAGTTATTACTGATAAAAAGGAACAGTTTAAAACTCTATTCAAGAGTATTTTAAATATATTGAGAGATAATGAAGGAATCACGGGCGAAAAGGCATTGAGAAATATGGCCTATTTACTTGTTTTAAAAATGATTGAGCCGCGTATTGGCGTTGAATTAGATATGGATAATTATAAATATGATTTTAGTCACCTAGATGATGAACTCATCGATGGGCAAAAAAATAAATTATTGGAAATTCTTCGTTTCAGTAATCTCGCGAAACAACATGAAGACAATCTACCGATTTTAATTAAATCTTTATGGAGTGATATTTTGTCAGTTCATCCATTAACTTCAAAAATATTTATGAAAGGGGGTCACTTTGATATTAAACATCAATCAACCTATATTAAAATATTGCCTATGTTAAATGCGGTTATATTGGGTTCTGATTACGATATATTAGGCGGTGCTTATGAAGGAGTTATTTCAGAACTTATGACTGGTAAAGTATTAGGGCAATTCTTTACACCATTAAAGGTAAAAAAAATTATGATGGACTTAATTAAACCGAAACTATTCGATGACGGAACGATTGAAACATGTTGTGACCCAACAATGGGAACGGGTGGGTTTCTACTTAGTATGATTAAAAATGTATCTTCGCAATCTAAAGAAAAAGGGATTAAATTAAATTGGGATAATATTAAAGCATCGTTATATGGTAAAGAAATCGAACCCGATACTTATAAATTAGCCATGTCAAATATGTTAATTTCTACGGGTCATATATTTTCCGAATTAGATAATGGTGACAGTATTCGTGAGACCATTTCTAGAAAGTTTGATGTAGTTTTATCAAATCCTCCATTTGGTATTA